CGCTATAAGGGATGGGCGGTGGAGTGATGCTTATGCTGTAGGTCGTGAACTGCTCCAGCAGAACAGTAATTCAGATGCGCTGCCACAGGTATCTGATAGCGCCAATGGTGCGGCTGACTGGATAAAGTCGAAAACAGGCTTTGATCCACGCAGCATTGGTGAGTGGACACGGAATAAGTTCTTCAAGCGTCCAGAGCCCTCCAAAAATGGCGCGGCACTGCTGGGGTGGCTTGAGCCAACGCTTAATAATCTTGAGCAGATGTATCGGCTGCCTGAAGGCTTGCTGCGCAGTGTCGCTATCGCCGAATCGTCTGGTGACCCGAATGCAATGTCAGGCGCTGGCGCTCAGGGGCTGTTCCAGTTGATGCCGGGAACGGCTAAAGATCTGGGGCTGCGTGGCAATGAATCGTTCGACCCGGTTAAATCCGCCGGCGCTGCAGCAAAATATCTCAGTCAGCTTCTGAAGGCAAACGGCGGTGACCTGAGCAAAGCCCTTGCCTCTTACAACTGGGGCATAGGCAATGTCCAGAAGCACGGCATGGCATTAATGCCCGAGGAAACGCGCAATTACATTCCGCGGGTTCTGAGCAACATGCCGTCGGCTGGTGGTGCGCAGATCAGCCAGGAAACCAACATCAACATTTACGGCGTTAGCGACCCGGGGCAGGCTGGCAAGGCGGTTGCTGACCAGCAAACCTCGGTCAATTCACGCTTCAGCCAGGCGATGTCTACAGGGCCCCGATAATGGATATTCTCTCAACGCTATTTTCCCTGCAAAGTCGCAGGATAGGGATGATAGTTCCTGACGTGGTGATCACCGAAAAGCACAGTGACACGCTGGAAATCACAGAGCATCCGGTGGAAGACAAAGCGCCGGTTGCTGACCACGCTTTCCGGCGCCCTTCCGATTTGGTGATGGAAGTTGGTTTCGCTGGCGGCGGCTCGCTGCTCGATTTACTGGATACATCATCAATCGGAGTTAGTCTTGGGCTGAGTCCGAAAGAGGTGTATCAGGAGCTTATCGACCTGCAGCGCAGCCGCGTGCCGTTCAGCGTCACGACCGGCAAGCGCATTTACAGCAATATGCTGATCCGCGTGCTGGATGTAACTACCGACAAAGCCACTGAGAACGTGCTGGCGGCCACGCTGACGCTGCGTGAAGTGCTGATCACCTCAACCCAGAGCATTGCCGTGGCAGACAAGGCAGACATGTCGCAGGGCGTCAGCACTTCAGCCGTGCAGAACGCCGGCGTTAAATCAACGGTACCGCAAAGCGAATCAATTCTTTCCAGGGTATCAAACCTGTTTTAGGGGGAGTAATGCAGGCCAATGAGATACCGCTGTCGCCGGATAATCAGCAATTCACCACCGCAATTAACGGCGTTAACTACTCCATTCTGACGCTATGGCGGGATGACGCTGGCTGGATTATCGACTTGCTGGACAGCAGCGGGGTAGCCATTGTAACGGGCATCCCGCTGGTGACCGGCGCCAATCTGCTGGCGCAGTTCGCCTACCTTAATCTCGGTTTTGGTCTGGCGGTTGTGTGCGATGACCCGGCGCAGGATTATCCGACCAAAACTGATTTGGGAATTCGCAGCCACCTGCTGGCGGTAACGGAGTAAGCATGTCACAGAACTGGATGCGCCACTTTGAGATGCAAATCCTCTCAGAAAACGGGAAGGGCATCAGCCTGAGTGACTTCAAGGTGGTGTTTAACATCGCCTGGACAGATACGCGCTGGCCGCGTGTGGCGATGGTGCGGATCTACAATCTGTCGAAGGATACTGCCTCGCGCATTCTGGGGCAGGAGTTCGCGAAGATAAAAATCATCGCGGGATACGATGGCATCGCGCAGCCAGTGGATGCCAGTCAGGTTGGCGTTGTAACAAACATCAATGCCACCGAAGTTGGCCAGTCAAATGGGACAAATTTCGGCGAGATATTCAGCGGCGACATTCGCTTCACGATTACCGGTCGCGATAACCCCACTGATACGTGGGTGTTGATTCAGGCCATTGATGGGCACCAGGCGTTTATGAATGCCAGCGTGACCAAAACCCTGTCCGCCGGTTACACGGTTGCTGACGTTCACTCAGTTTTAATGGACAGCTTTAACCCATTCGATGTAACTAAAGGCATCACAGGCGATATGCCTTCCACAGTCTACCCGCGCGGGCGCGTCTTGTACCAGGCCTCCCGTGATGTGATGGATAACGTCGCAGCACAATGCGGCGCTACATGGAAGTTGGTTGGCGGGCAAGTTCAGATGGTGCCTACTGACAAATACATCAAAAATGCCATTGTGCTGAATAGTGATACTGGTTTGATTGGTATGCCGCAGCAAACTATGGGGGGCGGAGTGAATGTACGATGCCTTATCAACCCGAACATCGCTATTAACGGATTAGTTCAGATCGACCAGGCCTCTGTGTATCGCGCCAGCCTGTCATCCGATGAAGTTAAAGCACTCCCGAATCGTGCCAGTGAAAGCAACACAGACGGCAATCTAACGGTGAACGGAACACTGCAACAGCCCGCAAGTATTGCGGCGGACGGCGTGTATATCGTATCGGCTATAGATTATACTGGCGACACCAGAGGTCAGGCGTGGTACATGGATTTGATGTGTATCGCTCGCGGTTCTGCTGATCTTCAGTCTACAAGTGCATTGAACAGGAGTGCTGGAGTGTGAAAGGAAAAATTTTTGTCGCATTTTCAATTTTTATGTTTTCGGTTGGTGCAATGGCAGATGATCAGGCGAAACCGTTAATGCAATGCGGACCTTTCACATTGTCATCCAGCTATGATGGATTTATGCACATTAACAATGTTCGACCCCAGAGTCAGAAATTTAAATTCCTTGGGGCCAAAGACGACTATAACAATCTCAGCTATCAGTGGATGGTTCAACGCAGTGACGCCCCCGGCTGGTTTGGCATGGACTACGTTAAGCGTAATGGAAAGGCCATCCTGAATGTTGAAGCCATTCGCAGCAACATGGATCAGCCGCGAGTGTTCGGCACTTTTGACTGCCAAAAAATCAATTAACTTATCAACTTTGAAAATATAACCCGCTTCGGCGGGTTTTTTTATTGGAGATATTCAATGTCAGGTTGTTACCCACCATCGAATGGACTCTACTGGAATCCTTGCGTCTTCCACCCTGTGAACCAGGCCCAGCTCGGCGGCTCTATCGGCGTTTGCAATGGTGGAGGAGGTAATCAGGTCACGCCATACAGGCTGCTCCAAGAGATTGAGTCCCTGCGTCTCGAGCTCAAAAATCTTAACGAAGCGCTCGAGGTCATCATCAAGGCAAGAGGTCCACTCTCTGATTCTTAGATGGTCGGCTTGAGGCGTTCCAAATCCCCACATTAGGGGGTGGAGTAGGAAACGGGATAGTTTGTTAGTAGTACGCTCCTCGCCAGCCATGAACATGACATTAGCAATCGATTCTACGTTACTCAGATTATGAGTATTAACTTTTACTGGCAGCGATTTCAGAAAATTGTATGCGGTGAACCCAGACACAGTATCGCCACCTCTGCTTGAAATGAAGATCATCAACTCGGTGGCCGGGTTTTCCCGATTGCTAATTGCGCCCATGCAGGCATCCATTAAATGGCGTACTGACTGCGTGTTTACATCTGTCAAAAAATGAACTGTGTGCAGCATGTCTTTATCCTTAAGAATATTCCGAATAAATAACATAAGCGGAAATATAGGGTTTTGTAATCCTGACATTTGATCAGTAGCACACCTAAATCGGTTTTTTATTGCCTGGAGTTTACATGTCAGTATCACCGCAATCGCTGGCAGGCGGCGAACAGCAGGCTATGAAGGTGCTGTCAGACACCATCTTCTCCATGCTGCGCGTTTCACTGCCCGGCATAATCGAATCCTTTGACCCCATCGCATGCACCTGCACCGTCCAGCCGGCGCTGAAGGGACAGTCCGCCGATGAGCTGGGCAACATGAAATCAGCGCCACTTCCGCTGCTGGTGGATGTTCCAGTGGTTTTCCCGCGTGGTGGTGGCTGCACGATTACGTTCCCTGTGAAAGCGGGAGATGAGTGCCTGGTAGTTTTCTCCGATCGCTGCATCGACTTCTGGTGGCAAAGCGGCGGCGTACAGGAGACTGTCGACCCGCGCCAGCATGATTTATCAGACGCCTTCGCAATTGTTGGTCCGCAATCTCAGGCTAACGTTATCAGCAATATCAGCAGCACCACGCTGCAGATGCGTACCGATGATGGTGCTGCATACATTGAGCTCGATCCTAACAGCCATGCGATCAACCTGGTGGCACCAGGCGGAGTGAACGTTACCACTCCATTGGCAAAATTCAGCCAGGCGGTGACCATCTCTGGCCTGCTGACCTGGGCTGGCGGCATGGTGGGAAGTATTGCCTCGGGCACCGCGGCGAAGATTACCGGCGCTATCCAGTTCCTCGGCACGCTTACATCCAACGGAAAAGACATCAGCGACCAGCATACGCATAACGGCGTGCAGACTGGCAGCGGCAACTCTGGCAAGGTGAACTGATGCGATACAGACGCGAAGATGACGATGGTGATTACACCTTCGGGCAGGGTGATGACACCTGGCTAATTAACTCACCTGAAGCAGTGGCGCAGGCGGTTAAAACACGATTTCTGCTCTGGTATGGGCAATGGTTTCTCGATACCACTGCTGGCACGCCGTGGATTCAGTCGGTCCTGGGCAAGCAAAAGCCGGAAACGTACAACCTTGCTATACGCCAACGCATCCTTGAGACGCAGGGCGTTAATTCAGTTCTGTCATTTGATACCAACCTCAACACCTCATCGCGCCGAGTAGTGTTCACGGCAACTATCGACACCATCTACGGAACGACGACAGTCACAAGCGAGGCATAATGGCTCTTGATCTCGACACGCTGGGGCTCTCCGCTACGGTGACCGCCTCAGGGATTAGTGCGCCTGATTACCAGACGATACTCTCCACCATAACCAGTTACTTTCAGCAAATTTACGGGACCGACTCCTACCTTGATCCGGACAGTAAGGACGGCCAAATGGTGGCTCTGGTGGCGCTGGCTATCAACGATGCCAACAACACTGCAGTTCAGGTATACAACTCGTTTTCACCCTCAACGGCAATGTCTGATGCCCTGACGCGGAACGTTAAAATTAACGGTATCACGCGCAAGGCGGCGACTAACTCAACGGTTGACGTAACACTTACCGGTACCGCAGGAACCACGATTACTAACGGCTCTGTTAAAGACGCTAACGGCATCATCTGGAATCTACCGGCGAGCGTCACAATTGACACCAGTAGTTCAGTCATTGCAACGGCTACCTGCGCCAGTCCCGGCGCTGTAGCGGCAGTAATTGGCTCGGTGAACCAAATTAATACACCGACGCGAGGCTGGGCATCAGTCACAAACGCCAATGCCGCAACTGTCGGTACCGCGGTAGAAACTGACTCCGCTCTGAGAATCCGACAGGGACAGAGTGTGGCGCTCCCATCACTGACGCCATTTGATGCCGTCGACGGTGCGCTGGCTAATATCGCTGGCGTTACGCGTCATAAGCTTTATGAGAATGATACTGCGTCCGTGGATGCAAATGGGCTGCCGGCGCACTCCATTTCAGCCATCGTCGATGGTGGTGACGCAACGGACATTGCTCAAACGATCCGAGGCAAAAAGGGGCAGGGTGTGGCCACATACGGCACTACATCAGTGACTGTGCCGGACAAATACGATAATCCACACGTCATAAGCTTTTACCGCTCCACTGACGTACCGATTTATGTCGCGCTTTCGCTGAAAGTATTCACCGGATATACCACGCAAATCGGCGAGCAAATCAAACAGGCGATCGCTGACTATATTAATGGGCTGCTTATCGGCGATGATGTCCTGCTAAGCAGGGTTTATTCCCCTGCGAACTTAGGGGTGGTGAGTGGTGGTAATGCCCGCTATTACGATATTGCTTCTCTGCAAATTGGTAAAAGCTCCGGGACTGTGGCGCCCGCCAATATCGTCATTGCCTTCAACGAATCAGCATCCTGCAGCACCGCCAACATAGCGCTGACGGTGACCTCATGAGCAAATACACCGAACTGATCACCAACTATCACGCTGGTAAACCCCGGTTCGTCGCTCATGTAGACCTTTCAACTCGCCCGCTTACCGATGCATCAACTGCGCTTCAGGGGCTGATCACCGCTTTTGATATCGACAGCGCGGTTGGTGCGCAACTGGACATTCTGGGAGAGTGGATCGGGCGAACGCGCATCGTCAGCCAGCCTATCAGCGGCGTTTACTTCTCGTTTGATACGGACGGCCTCGGCTGGGATCAGGGCATATGGCAAGGGCCGTATGACCCTGATGCTGGTTATACCAGCCTTAGCGATGACACATACCGCATCGTGCTGAAGGCGAAAATAGCGATCAACAACTGGAACGGGCAAAACGATACGCTGCCGCCAATCCTTGAGACCGCGCTGGAAGGTTCAGGCCTGAAAATGCAGATCGTCGATAACCAGGACATGACCATCTCTGTGTGGGTGTTTCCTAAAGAAGACATCAGCCAGGTTTCGCTGGAACTCATCGCTGCCATTCGGCAGGGATATCTAACCGTTAAAGCCGCTGGCGTCTGGGCTGGCGACGTTCAAACACCTTCAATTGAAACCCCATCTGTCGGTAACCGTTTTTTTGGCTTCGACATGGACAACGAATACATTGCCGGATTTGATGATGGCGCATGGGAGAAAACACTGTAATGGCTACTAATAACTTTAAGGCCTTTGGCATTGGTGCAGGGGCTAACGTGACCAGTCAGGCGGACTATGAAGCACTTGCTGCACTGCTGACCGGATTTCAAAGTGGAAAAGCATCGTCTGCACAAATCAACAAGGCGCTTCGACAGTCATCTACCATGGCAAATGTGCTAGCGCAATTTATCTCTGATAGTGCCTCGGTAGATGTTCTTGATAACGGCAATCCGGCCACTATTCTGGCAAACCTCAAGGCTGCCCTGCTGAGTGCAGGAACAGGCAGACTGATAGGAGTAAAGGTATTCTCAACATCTGGAACATTCACCTACACAAGAAGTCCGGGAGCAAAAAAGGCCCGAGTCTATGTAACTGCTGCGGGAGGCTCCGGGGCTAGGGGATCGTCTACTTCATCCCCTCCAGGCGGTGGCGGAGGGGCTGGCGGTACAGCTATTAAATTAGTGACGCTTACGCAAGATACTTATTCAGTTGTAGTAGGAGCTAGGGCTCAAGGCGGCGCCCCAGGTGGAAGTAGTTCATTTGGTACAGAATGTGCAGCAACTGGAGGAGGGTATGCATCTGGGGGCTCAGGAGGAACACCTGGGGTAGGTTCTGGCGGAGACATTAATTTAATCGGCGGGTACGGGAGTGACGCATCAGACCCGTCCATTTCAGGAAATGGCAGTGGTGATGGCGGGGCTTCTTATTGGGGGGGAGGACGTAAAGCTGGCACCGGAACTGGTCAGACTGATTATTGCGCTCCTGGGTCAGGTGGTGGAGGTAACCAGTCGACTACAATAGCAGGCCAAAATATGGGGGCGCCGGGGATTGTCTACATTGAGGAGTATTCATAATGGCTCTATACGCTCGTATTGAGAACAATAAAGTAGCGGAGATATTTGAGACTGATGGGAACATTAAAGACATGTTTCCTGAGTCATTTATCTGGGTAGATGTGACAGGTGAAAAAACTCAGCCCGAATATGGTTGGAGTTATTCAAAAGGTAAGTTCAGTGCACCAGTTATAGATTATGCATCCATCGCGGAGCAGGAAAAACAATATAGGATAAATATCGCCACGGATACTATCGGTATATGGCAGACGAAGCTCTTGTTAGGACGATTGAGCGATAGCGATAAGATTAAACTGAATTCATGGTTGGACTACATTGATGTATTGAATGATATTGATATCACGAAGGCACCAGAAATTACTTGGCCTGATGCTCCTGCCATCTGATTTTTGACGGCAGGAGCGTCTTTGATCAAGGAGCTTTTGCCGTAATCTTCGCACTCTTTTTCCAAACATATCTAAATTTGTTCTCAATAAACCTAAAGCTAAATTCAGACATGACGGCAGTTAGCACTATAAAGAAAGGGAATTTTAAGAAGCTGAGTTCTTTGATAATTGCGCTATCACCTAAAATAAAAACGTACTTCGTTATCGAAAGGGCGATGAAGTGTGTGAGATAAATCGAGTAGGATCTCGATCCAACATATAGACACACTTTCTCAAACTTTTCACTGAATAAAAAGTAACCTCGGTTGTAGCTTGCAATGAATACCATCACCCCTGAAAGGAGTGCAACCACGCCAACCTGAAAACTAACGATCGGATTGGGGTCCGTAAAAATGCAAAGCAAGAAGGTCAGACCAAGCAGAACTGCTAAAGCCAGAACTTTGTGGGACATAAATTTAGGATTAAACCTCTGATAGGTTTCTTTTGTACTCAACACGGCAATGATGACTCCTAGCGCAATAGCATCAGTTCGAAGCGGCCAGCCTATAGGAGTACTCGAGTTCAATGTTCGCGGGATAAAGAATTGAGCTACAATAATTATTGCCATCACAATGCACAGGCTTCTGTTCTTGAATAAAAACAGAAATACTGGCAGTAAGAGATAAAACTGGTTTTCGAGGGAAAGACTCCAATAAACCCCAAGATTTCCACAGTTGCCTGCTGGTCTGCAGGAAATAAAATAAAAGTTGCTTGTTTGAGTTATTGCGAAGAATGCTGACTTTAACATTTCTGGTAAAGGCAGAAATGCTTGATAGTTGTTAATCGCTGTGGTTAATGCTATTGATATAGCTATCCAAAAAAAAGCGGCGGGCAAGAGCCTGAATGCTCTTTTTATGTAAAACACTTTTGAATTCAGTAAGAAATCAGAGCGAGTCATTTTGTGGAAGTCTTTATATATTAGGCTTCTGGTTACTATGAATCCCGATACGCAGAAAAACAAATCAACACCACTCCCAAACTTACTTATATTTAATATTTTAAAGTAAAAAGAATCTGGAAGTAGTATTAATGGAAGGTGTGCCAGCATCACCGTAACAATAGCAATAGCCCTTAAAACCTCAATGTCTTTGTTAATCTCTTTATCAAGCATAGCTTATTCACTTTTAGTTTTAGTATGTTTAATAGGGCTCATTAGTGTGAGGCTATTAATTTTAAGTTGATAATAATTTAATAAAATATATTAATCAAATGGATCGTTGATCATTTAGTCATTAAACCATAAAAAAGCCCCGGCGACGGGGCAGAGGCATACCGCGCCGATCTGAGCAGGCTACGGGGTGGGGTATTTTCAGGGTAGAACGCAGCGGAAAGCGTAGCCAAGCGGCAGGCGAAAAAAAGCCCGAACGGATATTCGGGCGGCATCATTTCCGAGCCAAACATCCCTGGTATTGGCATTGTCTCGTCGAGCGGCTAAATCCAGCCATACCTAGCTGAAAAACAAGGGTAATCTACTCTCGAACGCAGCAGCATTGCTGTGTTACCTATTCATCATAGTCTGTGGGGAAAAGCGTAACGTTAAGATTGCGTAAATTCCTGAATAATTTTTGGCCTCATGGCTTTGGCAGCCAATAGCACTAAAAACTAAATATCTTTACCCACCAAAGGCTTTACAAAAACCCCAACCGCAGCGGCTTGATCAGTTCTACCGATCGATATTACTGTTTATCCATACAGTATTTATCACGGAGGTAAATGACCATGCCACGCGACTACGAAATCATGATTGCTTTCCGCCAGGCAGTGAAACGCGACGCTGCCGGCCGCTACACCATCAGCACACTCGACTTCATCAGGGAGCTTGACCGCATGAACTGGCATTACACGCTGCGGGCGGCCAATAAGTGGATCGAGATGCATACCACGACGTTCCGCGACATCACCAAAACCGATGGTGAAGAGCGCCTGTTTCAGGTGTTCAATCCGAATGGCGGTGTGTGATGTTTGCCCTGGTAGATGTGAACTCGTTCTATGCGAGTTGCGAAACAGTATTCAGGCCCGATCTGCGGGGAAAGCCGGTAGTTGTGCTGAGCAACAATGACGGTTGTGTCATTGCCCGTTCGGCAGAGGCTAAGGCACTGCAAATCCCCATGGGTGCGCCGTACTTCAAGCTGAAGGATGAATTCCGCCGGCATAAGGTTCAGGTGTTCAGTTCCAACTACGCGCTTTACGCCGACATGAGCAACCGCGTGATGAGCACGCTGGAGAGCATGGCGCCGGCCGTGGAAATCTACTCCATCGACGAGGCGTTTATGTGCCTGGACGGCATGCAGCGGAACCACCCGCTTGAGGACTTTGGCCGCGCTGTTCGGGCGCGCATTAAGCAGGAAACGCACCTGACCGTAGGCGTAGGGATAGCGCAGACCAAAACGCTCGCCAAACTGGCTAACCATGCCGCCAAGAAGTGGACGAAGACCGGCGGCGTGCTGGACCTGTCGAACATCGACCGTCAGCGCAAGCTTATGGCGCTGGTACCGGTTGAGGATGTCTGGGGCGTCGGCCGGCGCATCAGCAAGAAGCTGAACGCCATGGGCATCATGACCGCAAAAGACCTGTCAGAACAAAGCACCTACACCATCCGCAAACACTTCAACGTTGTGCTGGAGCGAACCGTCAGAGAGCTGCGCGGTGAGCCATGCCTGCAACTGGAAGAGTTCGCCCCCACCAAACAGCAGATCGTCTGCTCCCGCTCGTTCGGCAGCCGAATCACCAAATACGACGACATGCGCGAAGCCATATGCACCTTTGCCGCGCGCGCCGCGGGTAAACTGCGCGTCGAGCGCCAGTATTGCACGCAGATAGCCGTGTTCGTCCGGACCAGCCCTCACGCCGTGGGCGAAGTTTTCTACGGCAACCAGTCGACCGGCAAGGTGCTCACGCCAACCAATGACACGCGCGATATTACCCGGGTAGCCATTGAAGCGCTCGATCGCATCTGGCTTGAAGGACACCGCTACATGAAGGCAGGCGTGATGCTGGGCGATTTCTACAGCGAAGGTGTGTCGCAGCTGAATCTGTTTGATGAAAACAAACCACAGGCCAACAGCGAGGCGCTGATGCGCGTGATGGATGGTCTCAACCTGAGCGGGAAGGGGAATCTATGGTTCGCAGGGCAGGGTATACAGAACACGTGGGCGATGAAGCGCGAGATGCTTTCGCCGGCATATACCACAAAAGTTTCCGACCTGCCGGTGGTCCGGTGCTGATCACCTCGCGGCCGTCTGAAACGCTTCAAGTTCCGACGTGTGATGGCGTGGCGATTATTGACAGGTCAGTGCGGCCAAAGGTGGGTGACACAATCTACTTTGTGGCTTTCGGCATCTGTCAGCTTGGCATGCTGGGTCGCGACTACATTACCTGCGAGGATGGGGAAACGTTTGAGGGAGAGGCGCTGGAAGAGATTACGATCATCGGCGTGCAGACCTGGGGAGTGATATCGGCGCGGGAGGATAACCGGCCGACGATTTAAGTGGGGCATACGTGGGGCAAAAAATTACCGCAAATCGATGTTACTACGTGCTGAGTAGCGAATCGACTTGCGGTAAGACTTTGACAAAAACCGTGATACCAGATTACTTCACACGACTACCGATTTGTTACCTTCTCTCGTCAGCAGAGTCAGGCTTGCTAGTTAGTTATCTATTTAAATCAGTAGGATGCGTTCAGGCGGTTTTGTTGTGGGGCATGTATGGGGTATTCCTGCCAAATCCGGCGTTCATAATAGTCATCTGATCCAGATTGTTCTCCTTCATCCACTTTCCATATACCGTGTAAAGCATCTGCGCAGAAACGTGACCCATCTGGTTGGCTATGAAGCTTGGGTTGGCCCCAGCACTCAATGCCCAACACGCATATGTGTGTCTCGTTTCGTAAGCTTTCCTGTGCCTGACGCCCGCCTTCCTTAAAATAATCGCCCATGCTTTGTTAAGAGACCCGTTTACGTACCAGTGCGTTACTTTTCCATTTTTTGCAGTCAGGTGCGGTGAAAAAATGAATGTGCACAAGTCCTTTCTGGTTTCACCGTTCTGCCTGAGGTTAATTTTTACCTCATGCTGAATCCCCATTCTGGTAAGTGGCATCTGGTTTTTCAGCGCCTCTATCGCGGGTTGTGTCAGCTGAATTGTTCTTACTCCAGCCTCGGTCTTAGGCGGCGCGAAGTGATTGGCCAGAGCCTCTCCCCGAGTAACCTTCACGGTCCAGTTTACAGTGTCAACATCCTCCCATGCTAAAGCGTTGAGCTCTCCATGCCTCAGGCCCGTGTTCACAGCGAAGCAGATCATGTTCCTCATCTGCTCTGTCGGACAGCAGTTGAGTATCCGCTGATACTCTTCTTTCGTTAGTGGGTCCGGATCTGGTCGTGATTGTTTTAGAGGCGAGATTCCCTGGAACGGATTTTTCTCCAGATATCCATTGCATAACCCGAAGTCGAACATGCTGTATAGACGGAGCATGTATCCATTTACGGTTGTTGCCTTCCTTCCAGCCTTAGGAGTGTGCGTCCGTCCTCTCGGTCTTTGCCAGCCTTCCATCAATTGCTTTCTGGCAACCAGAATATCTTCCTGTGTAACACTGTTCGCCAGCCTCTCTCCATCAAGAACCTCAAACACGCTCCTGAACGATGCCCTGTAATTTGAAATGGCGTTGACTGAAAGCTCCATCTCCTTGAGTTCCATCCATGTCGTGGACAGCTCGTTTAAGGTGACTGGCTTACGGTTTCCTCCAAATTTGAAAACGTTATGCGAATCAGGGAATTGCTTGCTGTAATCGAAATTTCCTGTTTTGATTGCATAGCACACCGTTGTGCGCAATTCTCCTGCCATTTTCCTGTTCCGGGGTGTATCCGGCACCCCGAGACTTTCCCTTACTCTTTTGCCCTGGTAAATGAACCAGATTCGCAGGAACCCTCCATGGTTCTCTACACCAGTTGGATAGCTTGCCATTCACTTTCCTCGGTTGTTGATGGATGCGCCATTTAAGCAGAAATCCGACGGCGGATCGCCGGTCGCTGCTTCTCAATCCAGTGATTAATTTCTGGCAGGCAATACATGATGGTGCTGTTTTCCTTGGGAGAAAGGTCTGGCGATACGTGCTTATATTCTCTTCCTTCCATCCAGGTGGAGCGGCGGGCATGTTGAATCATGTGCTTAGTCATGCCAGTCACAGTGGTAAGAACTGATTCTGAGACCCACTTATTGGGAGCTAGTAGCACCACGTTTTCCATCTCTACTCCTTTGGCGGCCATCGCCACGCAATAATCAGGGCAATAAAAAAGGCGATCCACAGTGTGATATCGCCTGGTGACAGGGTGGGGAGGGTGCTCACAGAATGCCTTTCCGGTATTCCGCTTCGATAGGGTTCTCTTTGGCTGCAGCTTCGATTACACCTCCCAATATCCGACGATTAACCTGCCCAATCGGTGAGTCAGGGTGGATATCGAGACCGGCCAGCGGCTTAAGGCGAGACGCTTCACGCTCAATGAGGTCAGAGCGCTTCGCATCAACAAGTTGAATCACCTCGTCGAAGTGATATTCACATGCCACGAAGCCGCGATATTCATATGCGCTGTAGCCATCAAGTTGAGCTTTGCAGCGGCAGCACTTGTATTCAGACATAACAACTCCTCACGCAGAGCGCGATAAAGGTTAATTGGGTGGGGGATTACTTCAGGGTTATGTTGGGGATTTTGCCAGCGGCAATGGCGTCATATACTTCAAGCCATGTTGTCCCGTAGCCTGCTTTTTCATCTATTCTGATACCATTACCGAATAGGTTGCACATCTCTTGCGCGGTATCTTTACGCTTTCGCTCTGCTTCGGTGAAGATTGGGCGAAATTCAAAATCTTCTAATGTTAAATTTGTTGGTTCTTTTCCACCCCAACCAAACGCCACCTCGCAATCAACAGCAATGCATCGAAATGCAAACCATTCTGCATTAGTTGCGTAAAGATACCTTGCCTCGCACTCACACCCAACCGGCGGCAAGCCTTCGCCATTCCACGCTGACTGCTGTGATGCTGCAAGGGCTGATTCGTATTCGTCTTTTTTCACACTCTCTTTTCTAAATCCATCACCCGCTTCGCGAGGATTTATACATTCCACTGCAATTGCTCCATATTCCTCGCCGCAATCCACGTGCCAATTTCCATCTTTATCATAAAAATCAATTGTCGCCTCAACCATAAAACGCTCACATTCGACCGCCCCTTCTGGCCACCCACCACGCTTAGGAAGCTCTTTAACTAACAAATCAATCAGCTTCATGCCGCCCCCTTAAACTGCTTGGCACGCTCTACCTTCTGGTAGTCCTCGCCACACTCTTTGCTGCAGAAGCTTCCCTTGCTGATAGCCTCCTCGCAGTAGTGGCATTGTCCGGTAAACTCAATGGCAGGGCGCTGGCGGTTCTTAAGTGCTATCTCAACGTTGAGTAATTCCAGTTCTGCTGCTGCGTCGATTTCGTCACACATTTTCGTTACTCCCTGATATTGGCAATCATCTTGTCAATGTATTCATCTACCTCAGCGGCATCGCCTGCTGCAGATTCCAACAAAGAAACCAGCTCGTCATCGCTCATGGATAATGCAGAAAGAATTTCAACGATGCAGTTACCAGCAATATAAAGTTCTGATTGGTCAGAGCAATCAGCGAAACAGCCCTTAATGGCTGACACCAGGTTGCATCGAAGCTCATTCGGATAGTCGGTATTAATCATGTTCGGTTCCTTTTGGCACAAAAAAACCGCTTTCGCGGCTATCGGTAAACAGGTGAGCACTCAAGCTGCGCCATTGGCCGGCGCTGCAGCATTCGCTCTTTGATGGATTCGCAGGCTTCCTTTGTCTCCCATATGCGCTCAGAGACGGGAAAGCCTGATGAGAGGATGAGTACGAAGCCGATTAGCATTGTCAGGCCTCTGGTTTGCTGTAGAGCGGCTCTGGCTTACCTATGAAGCCGTAGCTGAGAGCTTCTTCTTCGGTAGCGAATATGAGACCTGCGATTTCCCAGCAATCCGGCACACTGAACGCCATACGCAGCGCCAGCAGCTCCTTCGCCATTGCCTGACTTTCGCTATACCAGATTTCCATATCTCCTTTGGCTAACTCTTCCAGCCGCTCGATGCTGATTTCATTGCTCATTGCTGGTCTCCGGTGGTGGTAGTGGCATCCAGTGAGTCACCGGGTATTTGCTTTGCAAGTTTATAAACTCGAAATGTTCGTCCTGCCATCGCTCGTCATCTTCAAGATGTTCATCACGTAAATACGCCCCCACACCGACATGCTTCCCGTTAGTTACCAGAACCCAAGATTCATCTTCTGGCATCCGCTCGCTGCACTTAATCCACCCATCCTGCACCCGAAGCACAGCCGCTGGCGGGTCGATGTATAGAGTTCTCACCGTTCCACCCTCACGGGCCTCTTCATCATGGATTTCTTTTGTGCAGTCAACCCAAAAATGAAAGGTGTTGCCGTTGTTTGGTACATAGGCCTGCTGATACTGATAAACTATTTCACTCATCATGCGAATGCCCCGTAGGTTTTATTTCTTGCTTCCGCCGCGATCAATTCGGCGAGTTCAATGTCATCAAATCGTCCAATTAACCGCCTTTTATTACCGAACTTTACCTGCACGGCCCATAATTTCTGTCTCTTGTCCCAGTAAACACACTTGATTCCGCTAGTGTTGTTTCTCTGTATCTTTTTGTTTGCCCCATTTTGACCATGATCTGCCTGGCGAAGGTTTTCCCACCGGTCGTCATGTCTCACCCTGTTTTTGTGGTCAGCCTCTTCTGGCATTGAACCTTCCATGTACAGGTGAGCAAGCCGTGCTGCCTTATAAGATTTTCCCTTAATGCTTATAAGTCGATATCCTTCGCTGTTTATTGAACCAGCAATAGAGCCAGGCAGCTGACCTCCCATTGTTTTTAACCGAGTGAACACGCCACTTTCAGGGTCATAATGAAAGAGCTCCTTTAGATATCCCTGGGTTAACAACTCCTGCCGCTGCTCCTCAGTCATAGCCGGGAAATTATTCATGGCTGCCATCCTTACCAGCATTGCCGGTCGTGAACTGGGCTGCCACCATTTCGGCGATATCTGCGCACTCCTTTACCGCACCACAGTGAATATCTTTAAAGGCAGGAATTGCTTTACGTATTTTGGCCGCAGCTGCATCAGCACCTTCTGCCCGCACCGCGTTCAGGTAAGCGTCAGTGGCTGGTGTTTCTGGCGAAAGCTTATAGTCGCACCAACCCATCCAGCCGTTTTCTTCTGATGCTTTTTGGTACTCGCATGCAACCGCATGCTGACGAATCACGCCCCAGCGAATTGTTTCTGTTTCTTCAGGCCATCCATCTGATGCTGCGTCCTCGCGGCAACAGCCAATCATTTCATTTGCTGCGTCAATTGCCTCAGCCTCAGTTTTGAATGTCTCGAAGCCAGATTCATCGCTGTACATGAAGAAAGAGAAACCGGACATCAGCTTTGCATTCTCAGCCGCTAGCGTATTCATCCTGCTCACCAGTTCCATCACTCCCGCCTGCACCGTATCAGCTTCAATCCCTGCTGATTTAAGCGCTTCCTGTGCGTTGGTGAGGGAGTTAGTGGTGGCTTTGAGTTGTTCGTGAAGATCCGAAAACTTGCGCACCAGATACGCGGGTAGCTGCTCATTTACCTTCATGTCACCAGGAATGCATTTTCCGGTTAGCAATCCGCGCATTTCAAATTCTGTAATTTTCATCTGAATCCCCTTATTCAATGCCGACCGGGTAAATGCCGGCGTCATTCCTGAATCACGGCACCAAACCGGCCGCGGCGTTCTGTTGTGTAGTCGCGCCATTCATCAGCCGGTCTGGTGACGATGATTCGCGGTAGCGGCGGCATCTTCGACGTTTCCATTGCTATGCGCCGGAGCCGGTCAATTTCCTTCAGCTCTGCCTTCCTTGCTGGCGTGAGCAGCCGAGGGTGATCCTTTCCCTCTTTGTGTGCTGCTAAGGCCTCCATGACGCCACTCAGCACTTCCTGTTTCCTTCTGGCTATCTCCGCATCTGATGTGTTCAGGCGTGCGAAAGACGCCGGATTTACCGGTGATGTCATAGTGGTGGCCTTATTGGGGGGGGTTAAATCAGAACTGCTCGAAGTCGCCTGGAGGGAAATCACCATAGCCAGCGCTGTTGTTGCTGGACGATGATTTCTTTCGCTCATCCTTATCTTTTAATCCGGCAACCATGCGATCAACCGCTTCTGCATTCTTGCCATCAGCTTTTTCCTGCAGTGTCTGATGGGTCTGCGCGATAAACGGTAAGCGAATCTCAAGCCCGTAGGTGTCTGAGCCATCATTTTTGCTGCGAAGAACTTTCTGCAGCACCAGGCCTAATTTCTTACCAGAAAACTCAGGCGCCACGAATTGCCCGGCAGCCTTCATCTGATTGGTTAGCTGCTTTACTCCAGCACAGCCCATCATGGCGTGAATCATGTTGACACCGAAAGTGTTCTCGCTTCCGTCTTTTTTGCTGACGTATACGCTCAGATACTGAACCTTACGACCGTCATCAGCTTCGCCAGAAAACTCAATGGCTTTTGCACCGCCGGATGAGGTTGTCAGCGCGGCTTCAGTGATAGTAATGACATAAGCGCCAGACTCATTGATAAAACCGCCCTGGCCGGCGGTTAGTGCTGCTTCGTGGTTGTAAGTGAAAATCACGTTACTCATGCGGCTGATTCCTTCAGGTTGTGAACGTTGGATAACCCCCAGTAATCGCAGATTGTCGCGTCCACGAATGCCAGGTCATTGTCTATTTCATTGGTTTCAAACATGCCCATCGGCGACTTAACAGTGTCAGCGCCGTTGTTTTTGGTGGTGAAGAAGAACTGTTCGTCGCGGGTGAGCGTACGAAGAACGATGGTAAACATGCCTTCGACGGTGATTTTCTCGTCTAGCATTTTCCCGATTGTCTTCATCTTGGTTCGCCCCATCTGCGTCTCTTCAGTGTGAGCCAGAAAGTAAACGCGAAGATCATCAGGCGCATCCTGCGCAGCTTTGATAACCTCCCATGCGTGCCGTCCGATCTCGGTAAATTTATCGAAGGATTTCTCTTCGGAGCGGCGCATGAATTCATTGCTCATCACGTACTGGAAATCGTCGATGATGACGATCCGCTTTCCATACCCTGCAGCGTTCTGGATGACTTTGACGATAACGTCCCACCTGTCACTGCTGACCACAACCCCCTGTTTTAATTTCGCATCCCACGGCTTCCAGTCGCGGGATTTAAACGGCAGCGGCTTCCTGACAGGCTGAACAAGAATCACCTCGCTGGCATTCAGATTGCGTAGACTGGTTGACTTGCCAGTGCCAGACTCGCCGAGAATTAGTGTTGCTGTGCCCATGATTTACCTCTCAGAACGGGCATGGCCCGATGAAATATTTCTGTTTCAGCTTTTCGCACTTAGCCAGGTTCAGCTCTATCTTCATGCGAATGCGATCGCCTGACTTGCGGTACATCAGCGCGCTGGCAACGTATGACAGCCGGGCGAATTTGCTTATCTGCATCTCAACTTCTGGCGTCATGGCTTTCATTTGCGCCCTCCCATGCCGATAGCCTTCAGCATCAGGTTGATGAATGTGTAATCCTTCGTTTTCTCCAGCATCTTCTGCCGGTCAGCTTCATCCTGATTGCGCTGGTATTGCTTAACCTGCTGCTGGCTCATTGAGGATTCCCCGGCTGTGATACGACCTGAACGAGACGCTCCCACAGCTGCTGTAAGCGGCTCTTTGGCTGCCAGTGCATAACGTCAGCGCCGGTTAATTTGAAAGCGAACTGGTTTGATACAGATGTGTTTAATGAGGAGCTACCCAGTTGGGCAGCCCCAGCAGTTGCGAATTGCATGGGTAACTCCTGAAATTTGGTTAATTGGTCGGTGTTGGAAAAAGAAAGGCGCCATTGCGGCGCCGAAGGATGTAACGTTCTCTTTGTTGCTCAAGGGCTCGACTCTCAAGCGTTGGTGCGGAATGCACCGTTGAGCTGACTAAGCAATCAGCTCTGCGGTGTCACTCTTTGATGCTGAATTCCATCGCTGAAATCTGCTGGGCTTTCTTATTCAGAGATTGCAGTTTTCTTTTGCGCATTTCTTCAGCGCGAGATAGAGCGGACTCTTTATTTAAATGAAAGTCATTGCCGTGGACATACTCTGTAAAATACGCACCTGATTGCTTGTAAGAAGCCATCTTCCCATCCTCACTGATTTCCCCATCAACAGAAAATATTCCATACGTAAGTGCATACTTAGTCACATAAATTTTTGTCATCACCATTCTCCTGTCAGTGGTTACTGGCCGCATCATTGTGACCGGTTTAAAATAATCTCTCCACATCACTCTCCCGATCAGGTGCGTCATGAAGAAAAGCGAACTCCCAACAAAGGTCTGCACCGTTTGTGGACGGCCGTTCACATGGCGAAAGAAGTGGGAAAAGTGCTGGGATGAAGTGAAGAAGTGTTCTGAGCGCTGCCGGCGTAAGTGAGCGCTGTCAGCTGTTACTGGCCTAGCGCCTTTTTGATTGCAGCCGCTGCCTTTCGGAAGTCTTTAGCAACGAATCTGAACCTTACCCATTCCTCATCATCAGTGGGCTCTACGAATTCACTGCCATTTAGTTGAGCCATGATTTCTTCGCCAGCGAAAAGCTGAAGCGCCTCTAAAAGCTCAGGTGCCGCGGCTATCAGGTTGGCGTTTGCTTTCTCGACACCATCATCAATACCTAGATATTCGTTAACCTGCGTGCTTGCCAGGCTGTGCACCATGTGTTCTGTTTTGATATCAATGTAATGCCCGTTATGAACAGCAATCCAAGGTCCGGGGGTGTAACTACTATTCGACATATCCTGCCTCTCTTAATCTCTGCTGCGTCCACGCTGGGTGAACAGCCAATAAAAAGGTTGCAGGTTAGGCAGCCTGATCACTCACTATTGACCAACCTGTTTTCTGCCAATCTTCACCGATATACCAGAGCTCCATATTACAACCGTCTTCAGCAATGATTTTGCTGCCTTTGATTTCAAAGAATTCTTCTTCAGTGAAGTACTCATGACGGACTCGCTTTCCTTCCCACATGGCCTTCTGCGCTTCTTGCCACGTCATCCCGTTATCTTCCATCTCAACCCCTCGCCGTTACGATGTCTTTTGATTTGCGATAGCCAGCTGCAAATTTCTCTACGTCTGGCAAACATGCACTACCACTCTCATACTTCTCACGCAGACTAGGCGCTGATGTTGCCCGGGCTACGTTTAAGCTGCATCCGGCGCTCGCTACGGCGATTTTTCGTGCCAGACGTGCATCGGCTTGCTTTTGTTCCTGCTGTGCTGCACGACGTGCTCTGCGGCGATTTCTGGCGTTATCGGAAGCCAGAATTGTGACGACTACTGTCATGGTGTACCTCCGGTAATTGGCTTAGGTGGTGCAGCACGCAAACCGCCGTTTACGGAACACTTTACTTGCGTGACTCGCGGCCATCCTTGTGACCACTAATCGTTGCTGCACCCCAAAGCCAACTTCACTTTGGCTCCCCGCATCTCTGCGGAGACAAACCCCATCAATGTTAAAGAGCGTCGGCGTCCTGCCGGTTGGTGCCGTGCTTCGTGCTGATGGAGTTATAATGTACTTGCAGTTCATAAAAGTAAAGTACCTAAAGTACATATTTAAGATAAAAAAAGTTCACAGAGGGATATCTCTATGAACTTAAAGGTAAAATAATTTTATCCGAAACGGCGCAGGTCTATTGATTGGCGAATAAGTACCTTAGCCATAACAAAGAGTTGGTCCTCTTCGCTGTTTTCAATGAACCACCGTTCATATGCGGGATTATCAGATATGACTGCCAGGCGATTTTTGAGCATTTGAAGTCTTTTGACGTGAAGAGCTCGCCCGAAAACAAATACGTAAATGCCATCACCGTCAAAATGGTTGACCGAAATGTCCACAAAGATTTCGTCACCGGGATTAATGGTTCCTTCCATGCTGTCGCCGTTCACCGTGACGACTTTAACGCTTTCCTGTGGTCTGCCATTGAACATTGAGCGGGCTTGCTCTGTTGTATATTCAATGGCGCGAATTTTTTCAACAAACTCATTAGATATCATCGTCCCTGGCCCCGCGCTGGCTTGGACATCGAGAACATCAACGCGATACGAGTCTGATGTCCGCTTGTAATGATCAGAGTCTATACCATCGTTATCTGTATATCCATACAGGTATTGTGCGCTTGATCCAAGTAATTTTGCTAACTGTTCCATCATGGCCTGACGAGGCACAGATTCACCGTTAAACCATTTACTCACCGCCTTAGGAGTGACTTTCAACCGGGCAGCTATTTCAGCCTGCCTACCATAGGGTCCGATTCCCGCCTTTTCGCAGGCCAGCGCAAGCCTATGCGAGAAACTTTCACGCTCTTTTCCTTGAACCATAAGTTCAAGCATATAATTAGTTGACTGTACTTTCAGTTCCGACATAATATGAACTCCAAGTTCAACAGCAGGAGACACACATGAACTTAATTACGCTGGAAGACGTTATTAAGGGAGTTCGCGTTTCTGTTGTGGCTGATATTTGTGGCCTTACTCCAAAAGCCGTTTACAAGTGGATAGAGCGTGGCTCGCTTCCTCGCACTGAATTCACTGGTGAAACGGACTATGCAGGAAAGATCGCCAAAGCATCTGGCGGCAAGTATTCAGCAGCAGAGATTCGACGCATCAGTAAGCAGCAGATCGCTGCGTAATTAAAATGTACTTTTAGTACCGATTACGCAGAGGCAACACCGCTCTTTAAAACTCTGAGACCGCTCCCGCCGCAATGCCGGAGCAACCCTAAGTGACTTGCTCACCGCGATGTCACGCAAATATTTAACTAACAATGGAATTTTACGAAATGGAACATGCAACTCAAAGCAAGAACGCCCGTCGCATTGAATCGGCGTTACTGAACAAGCTGGCGTCTATCAGCCAGAAAACTTTCGCTGAAAAGCTGGGTATCGCCGAGTACCAGGTAAGCCGCATGAAGAAAAATTTCTTCCGGCAGATGAGCATGGCAATCGACATTCTGGAATACGGGATTGTTGATGATGATGCAGCTCAACTGGCTAAAGCAGTGGCGAAAGAGGTGGCCCTAATTTTGGGCAAAGAAAAGCCCCAAAGCAGCGGGAACTGTTTTGAGGCGTAACGCGAAATGACTGGATCAAATCACAGGGGTAATTATGACAAAGAAGCACGTCGTATACCAGGAAGAAATGCACAAAAACCTTGCCAGAGTCGAATTCTGCAAAGCGTTCAACCCGAAGGTGGCTGAGAAGCTGAAGCACATTCTGGAAGAGCACAGAGCGAAGGAGAGAGGCAAATGAGCAACGTCTTAGCATTCAGACAGAAACATGTAGAGACACCGGAGGCAACCGGTAAGGGGTTTGCCTTGATTCATCGTCAATTCATGGATAGCAGGCTCTACAAGGACTCTCAGGCGGTTCACCTGTGGTTTCACTTCATCATGCGAGCGAGCCACAAAGCCAGCCTGGTAGAAACGCATCTCGGAAAAATCAGCATTGGCCGCGGTCAGTTCATTACCGGACGGCCGACACTGGTTGATGAAACCGGCATTCCCGATCGCCGCATCAGAACGCTGATGGAAAAATTCGAGCGGATGGGGATGATTTCAAGCGAGCCTTTCGGTCGTTCATTCAGCCGGATTACAGTGCTGAAATACGACGAATATCAGCCAGAAAATCGGCCGATAAAAAGCCAAGAAACGGCCAACGAAAACCCGCAGCCAGCAAGGCTTGCAGAGGATTTCGAGCCAACGAAAAGCCAACGAAAAGCCAAAGATAATAAATTAAATACTAAATCATTATCTAACGATAATGATATGTCATCTGGCGATGACAAATCGTCGGTCAGCAAATCGAAACCGATCCCCTATCAGGCCGTACTCGATGCCTACAACGAAGCAGCTGGTGACAGACTGCCTAACGCTGAAAAGCTCAATGCCAAACGCCGCACCAACATCAAGCGCCTGCTGGGTGAGCTGAAAGAGCCAACCGTTGAGGCAGCCAGTAATTACTTTCATGCGTTCATGTCTGCCGCCGGCACGTTTTACTTCGGTGACAACAATCGCGGCTGGCGGGCGTCACTCGACTACCTGCTGAGAAGCGACACGCTGACCAAAACACGGGAGGGAAGCCTGTGACTGATAACCTGATGCTGCCACCGCACAACCTTGACGCTGAACAGGCGGTGCTGGGTGGTATGATGATTGACGGCGGCGAAGAGCGCAGCCAGAAGGTTCTGGCGATGCTTAAGCCGGAAAGTTTCTACCACAAAACGCACGGCGCGCTGTTTGATGTTATGCGTGAACTCCTGAAGCGCAGTCAGCCGATAGACCTTCTCACGGTGTCAGACGAGATGGAACGCCGCGGCGCGCTGGAACAGTCAGGTGGATTTGCCTACCTGGCCGAGATGAGCAAGAACACCCCATCAGCTGCAAACATCGTTCACTACGCCGCGGTAATTCGTGATTGCGCCATGGAGCGTTACGCAATCCAGAAGCTTGCCGAAGCAACCGAGATGCTTTACCAGCGGAGCACCATCAGCGCCGCGGATAAGCTTGAGGCGGTAAGCAGCCTTACCAGCCAGATTAGCGACTACGCCAGAACGGGGAACCGCCGCGGCCTGCGCTCATTCGGTGATGTGATGGATGGCTGGGTAAGCGACCTTGAGAAGCGCTTCGACCCGTCAGGCGAGCAGCGCGGGCTGAGCACCGGAATCCCATCACTCGATCGCATGCTTTCACCGAAAGGCCTTGTGAAGGGCTCGCTGTTCGTGATTGGTGCCCGGCCGAAGATGGGTAAAACTACTCTCTACAGCCAGATGGCAATCAACTGCGCAATCCGCGAGAACAAGCCTGCGCTGATGTTCAGTCTTGAGATGCCGGCCGACCAGATTCTGGAAAAGCTGGTAGGGCAGAAGTCCGGCGTTAACCCGAGCATTTTCTACGTGCCGGCCACTGAAGACGCTGACATGGAATATCAGGGCGATTACGACAGCGATTTCGACAAAGCCATCAAAACAGCGAACCGGC